TAAAAGTGAAATCTAATAAATAAGGCTTGTTTTTACTCGCTATTATTGTATTATATTTAGTATTAGTTAGCAATAGCAATGATGCATTAATATTTTTAGAAAAAACTATTTTTGAAATATCAAAAGAGCTAGTGTTTTTGGTAAATATATGTATATTATTATATATGTCATATTGTGTTAAACCAGTGATTTGTTTACCTAATGACAAAAATAGTGTATTGCTTAGACGCGTAGAATTCTTATAATTTGGATTAGCAATGTAAAAATTAGAACATATGTCTAATGCTGTAACATTATTTAAATATATATTGTTTTTATCGAAAATAATATTGCTATTTGATTTTCTAGCGTTCAAAATATCAAAATTGTTTGTTTTTATCATAAATGTAGTAATAGTGCTTAAGCTATTATAAGCATCGTAATAATCATCATCATTTATTTTAATTAGCGCATTTGATGGATCATATAAATTAAAACTATAAGTATTTACATTTTTAAAATCTAATGTAAGTTTGTTATATGAATATATATTAGTATTTATTCCATAAGACAAGTCCAAATTTAATTTGCTAATACTTACATCGCTAGTTGTATTAATAAATAAACTTGAAAAGTCTGAAGCTACATAATTTATTAGTGATATATCAGTGCTAGTATTTGAAAATATTGGAGTACTTGAAAAATCTCTAATTTTAAATTTTGCAGTAGTAAAACTTATGTCACTATTTGCAGAGTTATCTTTGTATATGTAATCTTTTATACTTATGCTAAAATAGTCTTTATAGTTTGCTATATTATTAAAATAGTTATTAAAATAATAATTTAAATGATAATAAGTAGTGGTATTAATTAATTCTATGTTTTTAATCAAATAATTATTTAAATTGTCGCTAATGTCTTGATTTTTAACAAACACTATTTTACTGTTTAGGTTAGTTGAACTAAAATCGTGAATAAATTTAATATTGTTTTTTATATTGTTTTGTGTTATCAAACAACTATTACTAGTTATTAAATTATCAGCACCGTCATTACTTAGTTTTTGACTTAATATTATTCTATCCTTATGCTTAGTGCCATATTGGCTTGTAAAAAAAGTATTAGTATCGTTATTAGAATCATAAGTTATAATATTTGACCTTATATATAAATTTGTCTGTGACCCTGTGTTTGATCTAGACAAAATAATATAATCATTTCTATCATTGGTTATAGTTACCATACTTATAATATAACTATAAATTTTATAAGTATAGATTTTAAATATTAACATTATTTAAAATGTTAATATTAAGATGTTAATAATAATATTAAGATGTTAATAATAATAGGATGTTTATGTTAATACATCTGTATCATTGAAATACCATTCTGATGATAAATAAGGAGGCTTGGATTTTTGAATATTACTACTTTTCTTGGTTTTAAGATTGGGTCCTTTTGATGTAATTGAATTAATTTCAAAGGTTCCAATAGAATAGTTGTAATATTTTAAGTCAGACATATTTCCTGCAAATCCCCCGTTATAATTAATATACAAATTATCGTAATTTTGTTTAACAATATTTGATAACTTGTGACGTTTTGTTAAACTACCATTTATATATATATCAACAATATTTTGAGAGGTTGATCTAATAATAATACCAACCCATTTTTTAATAGGTATAGCATCTACATATATGTCATCATAATATGCTTTTCCAACGCTATTATTATTATGATATACGTTCATTCTTACTAGCATACCCAATAATGGAAAGCGATCCATTAAGGCGTCTGAATGATTACGTTTGCCTTTATATAAATAGACGCCTGGAGAGTTATTTGGTCCAAATAATCCAGACCCACCTTCGCCTACTGAATTAGGTGGCGAACCTTTATTAAATACGTGCATATAATCGGAGTCGTCTTTATATTCTAAATTAGTAACATAAATCCAAAATGAATAAGTAAATTCAATACCTTCGTATTGATTGTTACTTCTTAAAAGCGGAATAGATGTTTTTGATCCTAATGCTTGAGTAATAGTTACTGCTTCAGTGGCGTCTTTCATACCTTTTATAATATATGGTGTTTGTGATGGAGATAACATAATAAATATAATTTTGCTTCCAATGTAAAATAAAGACGAAAAAATTATAATTATTGCTAATAAGAAAGTTAATCTTGATATCATAGTGTTAGATGTTAAGAAATCATTTAGTGCGCTCTTTTTATCGCTTTGATACGGAATTAATGAACTCATATTTTTTTTTAAATTGTCCAAAACTCCTTCTGGTGGATTCATATTATTACTATTATATAATAATAATAAAAATAAAGATAAAAATAAAGATAAAAATAAAGATAAAAATAAAGATAAAAATAAAGATAAAAATAAAAATAAAGATAAAAAAAAATATTAAAATGTAATTGTGCCTTTTTCTTTGTTATATTCGAGAAAGCTAATTTTTAATCTATATTTATTAAATATAGATGTTGCAAGTTTTGAATTAATACCTGCTTTATAAATTTTATAAGCATCTTGTGGATTAATAGAGTGGCCTTCATAGCGTATGCGTGTAATATATCCTTCAAAACCACTATTGGCAGTTGATCCGGCCAATTGCATGTTTCCTATATATATATTTTTTTTAGATTGGTCTTGATTGTAGTTTTTATATAATCCGTGTAATATAAATGAATTGCGTAATTTACCGTCTAAATATACATCTAATGTGCGAGTATCTACACTAAGAGTTAAATTATTCCATTTTTGAACAGGAATATTAGGTATTTTATATCTTGTAAAATTTGTTTGATTAGATTGAGTTGAACTCTGTACTTTGTCTAAATATGTTTCAATATCAATAAATAAATTATTTTCATATTTATCTAATGCAATATTTATATTTTTATATAAAGTAGTGGTAGTTTGCATAGTGTGTTTAGTACTAATGCCCGATAATGTTGTTTGTAATTGTGGAACAGTTCGTGCGTTTTCTTTAGGTGACATAAATAAAATATTCTTTTCATAAGCTATATTATCACCCCAGTTTTCTATATAAAACCACACGCTTAACATAAAATTAGATGAGCTTGTTTCCGGTATATCTTTAGAAAATACTGCATTTTTGTTACTTGAAAATAAAGTGCTGGCACTATTAGCAGTATCAAATCGCTGAGGTGGTTCCTTGGCATCACACATAATGTCAAATATTATATTTGTTTTGAAAAATAAGTTATTTAGTCCCCACACAAGAACTATTACAAGAACTATTATTATTATTATATTTACTATAGCCATTATAAATATATATATAAAAAATATTATAATGTTTTTTGTTTTTATTTTTTATTAACACTAAAATATTTAATTTAAAATTTTTAATTTAATCTCTTAAATTAAATTAAAAATATTAATAAAATCTAAATTTGTTTTAATTTTTTATTTAAAATCTCTCAAATTATGTTTTATTTTTTGATAAATTGTATAATAATTCGATTGTAGAAGGTGACCTTACTTTATTATAATAATAAATTTCTTTTATGCTTCCGTGAATACCGTCATTTTCGCCAATAGTTATAGTATCTCCCTTAAAATAGGGTGACACGTTTTCTTTTGAACCTACTAATTTACCATCTATAAATACATCTATTACATTATTGTCATAATTTATTACAAAAAACAGCCATTTTTGGAACTTAGGATTTGTCATCTCATATATTGTATCTAATTGGTCGCCTCTATTACTAATTGTTCTTGATCTTACAATTATTTTTTGTGAGCTACCATTATAATATATTACAGGTTTATAACCATAATTGAATAAAACAGTATCTTTTGTATATGCTAGCGAGGTATTTTGTGGCTGTGGATTAAGATAAATATAAAAACTTAAGCTATAAGTATAATTATATGGAAATTTTTCTTTACTTACTACTGAATTAGAGTATGTGGTTTTAATATTAAAGGCACTATTTACATCATTAAACAGTGTAAATGAATGAGTTTTAATATTTGAATTATTAGCACTAGCATCTTTTATAGAACGAGAGTCGGAGCTAGTTCCTTTATCAATACCAATAGAGGAATTAAATGAATTTAATTGTTTTTTATATTCTTCTTTATCCATATTAAAAGCGTCCATTATTTTATCTAATTTCTCTTCGTTGGGTTTTTTATGCTCTTCGACAGTGATGTTGGGAACGGTTATAGGTTTACTTAAGTGAGTATTTAAGTTTTGGTATTTTCCTAAAGTTTTCTCTTCGTTTAAATAAAAAGGCCCACTACCTTGTAAAATATCGCTTTTATTAAATGTTCTTATAAATTTAAATAGCATAGGTAATAAAAATAGTGACAACACTAATAATAGTAATATGAAAAATAATATGTAAATTGAAGAAGGTGTTAATCTAATATCGTTATTTATTTCATCTGTTAAAATAACAAGTAAGCAAGGAATAAAAAATACAAAATTTTTAAATATGCATAAAAAATATTTAGCATAACTTTTTATTAGATCTGTGTATGCGGGTATTGTTCCTGGTGTTGTTTCTATTTCACAATAGAGTGATCCATTGGATGATGTTTTTATTGAAAAAAGCTTAGCTATTATTGCTAATACTATTAAAAATATTAATAATAGTAATATATTTTTTGTAATGTTAAATAAATTGTCATTAACTTTGTGCAAATAGAAAGTATAGTTTAATAGGAATAATGGTATGCTAATTAGCAACAATAAATAAAAGAAATATTTCATTATGTTAAATAGTGGACTTGTTAATGTGGCTTTTAAGTTTGGTTTATTTATAGTTGCTGTATTGTCGTCTTTGATGTCAATAATGTTTCGTGTTGTTGTCTTATAAATTTCAGTATATGCTGTATCACTATTGTGTTTGGTTTGATCTTCGTTTAGGGGCTTATCCCAATCACTATGATTTCTATAAACAAAAAAAAGGAAACAATATATACTAAATCCTATTAACACTATTGCAAGTAAAATCTCATATTTACTATTTTTAATAGCAAATAGATTTTGCTTTTCATTTAAATAATAAAACAAGCATAATATTGTTATAAGTAGTATGCTAATAAAATAAGTATAATATTTATGCGGTTTATCTTTTATTGTAAATCCATTAACAGTTTTGTCTAGTATTCTTATAAAAATAGTGCTTAAAAATTTAAAAAAGTCACCTATTTTTTTACTACTAGAATTGAATTGCTCTTTAAATTTTGTACCATTAGATGACATAATAATATAATATAATATAATATAAAACAATATAATATTATAACTGCTAACTACTAATTATTCGAAAACTATTTAAATAGCGTTATAAATTTTCGCAGGCAGTTTTTCTACCATGGCAGTCTCTGCACAATGCTTCCAAATTATCTATAGCATTTGAACCACCATATTCAAGTTTTATAACATGATCTACCTCAAACCACGCAGGTAATTGTTTTTTACAATGCTTACAATGCCAATTTTGAGATGATGCTACATATTTCTTTTTTGTTTCACTTACGCTTCGTTTAGTAGAAGTATTTCCGGAATATAAAATCTTTTGTTGCTGTTTTGATAAATTGTGATTGTGATTGTAATTGTGATTGTAATTTTGATTGTAATTTTGATTTGAAAACGTTACTGATTTGCGAATATTAGGATTGTTGTATACGTTATAGTTATTATTTAATTCTTTTGAAATAGAGCTCGACGTGAAATCAATAATTGGAGTAATAATACTTGCAGTATTTCTATCAATAGGTAAATATTTTATATATCCATTTGAGTTTGTTACAAAATCTTTATAATTGTTGGGATCTTTTTTTATATATAAATAAATACATAGTCCAACAAAAGCGAAAAAAACCATTTTATAATATTTTTCATATTTTTTTAGTTTACTAAGTAACTTACCTTCAAAATATGTATTGACTAATACCAAAACCGTTATTAATAAAATAAGCAATTCAAGTTTCATAGTATTACTATTATTTAATATATAAATATATTATTAGGACTAATAAAACTAACAATACACTTGCAAAAATATATTTGTGCCTATTTTTCTTTTCATCGTTCTTTTTAAGTTCTTTTAATTTATAGTTTTCATAATAGTTATTTAGAGCATCATAATATGATACTTCGGGTTTACCTAAATAGCTATTTATTTTATTATGTATAAAATGTGTCCATTTTATAAGTGATTCACGTGAGTCTAAATAAGGTGTTACGGGATATGCGTCTAAAAATCTACTAAATGTATTTCCTATTTCGGGGACAGGTATAAACAATGGCAAATTTGTTATAAAGTCATAATATTTTTTTTTTGTGCTCTCATTTGCCTTTAATGGATACGACAAAGCAATTGTATATAATACAAACCAATAATGAGGACCCCAAATAATAGGGTTAAATACACTACTATTGGTCATAATATTTTTTATATTAATATAGATTTTATATTAATATGTGTTACTAAAATAAAAAATGTTACTAAAATAAAAAATAATATATAAAAACATAATTAGTATATAATTAACAATCTATAAATTCATAATGAATACAAAAAAATTCATTTTTTGTAATAATTGCGGTAAGCTGGGGCACTTATTTCATCAATGCAAAGTTCCTATAACAAGTATTGGTATTATTCCAATAAGAATTACAAAAAAAGTAAATCCACTAACAAATACAATAGAAAATGATGTTGAGATTTTCATAATAAAACGTAAAGATACATTATCTTTTGTAGATTTTATGCGTGGAAAATATTCCATAGAAGATAAAAACTATATTACAAATTTATTAAATAATATGACAGTAAATGAGCGACAATTTATATTAAATAATGAATTTGATACTATATGGCAATATTTATGGAACTATAATACCAATAATTCCTATAAAAATGAGGAAAAAACATCTAAAAGTAAATTTATTAATTTGAAAAATGGCTATTCAAATATTTTTGAAAGCTATAATTTAGAAAGTTTGATAAATTTATGCGATAAAAAATATATTGAACCTGAATGGGGCTTTCCAAAAGGACGTCGCAACTATCAAGAAAAAGATATTGTGTGTGCCCTTAGAGAGTTTGAAGAAGAAACTGGATATGAAAAAAGAGATATTGCAATTATTAATAATATTGTGCCATATGAGGAAATATTTAGCGGTTCTAATTATAAATCATATAAGCATAAATACTTTATTGGTATAATTAATAACAATTATATTCCTAAGAATAATTATCAAATTTATGAAATTACTGAAATTAAATGGGTGTCTATTGACAATGTATCTAATTATCTAAGAGAATATAATTATGAAAAAAAAAATATTATAAGTTATTTAAATAATTTATTAAAAACTTATAAACTATATATTTAATATATAGTAAATGAATATATTAAGTAATTTATTTAGTTCGAAAAAATCGGAACAAAATAAAGAACCAGAAGAGGAACCAGAAGAGGAACCAGAAGAAGAGCAAGAGGAGCAAGAGGAACCAGAAGAGGAACAAGAAGAAGAAGAGGAACCAGAAGAACAAGAACAAGAACAAGAAGAAGAAGAAGAAGAAGAAGAAGAAGAGCAAGAGGAGCAAGAAGAAGAAGAAGAA